TTGAGTTCACTTTGTATGTCTCGGGACCGTTTGTTGACATCGCTAAGGGCTTTCGACAGCCCCGTTGTGTCGGCACCAATGACGACGTTGATCCCACGGATACTTTCTGCCATCTACTCGCCCTCCCTCACATGCGGTAAAATGCGTCAATGTCTTCCTGCGTCGCTTCCCGTGGCGCATCTGGATCGTCGCCCAGGTACGCATAGACAATGTCGAAAAAGTCCTGAAGCGTCAGCAGATCGAGCTCCTGCATGGAAAGCCCGATCCGCTTTGCCAGTGAAATGATATTTGCATCTGTGCGATCACACCGGTTACTTGCGCCGTTTTTGAGCCGCCGGTGCCACGGTTTTGTTTCGACGAAAAAAGCACTTCGTGGCTTCCTCCATCGCGGCGGTCAGAAGATCGGGGTCAAAAATGTCGATGTCCTCGTGCTCCTCGAGCCATCGCTGGAACGACGGAATCGGCGCGCCGGCGGCCGTCCGCGCCAGCGTCCAGATGAGGCGCAGGATCGCCACCGAATCCAACCGGCTGAAATCGAGTTTAGACGGGTCGACCTCTCCGCCGCTCGAGAGCGTCTGAAAACCAGCCAGCCCCGTCATCATGCCGACCAGGTCGCCGAGCAGGTCCCGGCCAAATTCCTGCTGGTAATGCAAGAGGCTCAGGGCCGATCCCCTGAGCCTCAGCGTCTTGTCGCCGATCATGATTTCTCGCATGTTACACCTCCGGCGTGAACGTCGGCACGTACACGGACGAGAAGAAGGTATTGTAGGCGCCCCCGTTGGTGTCGCTCAGCTCCATCTCGCCGCGGACGATCATCTTGCCGCCGATCTCGATCGGGCTGATCGTCAGATTGAGCACGTCCGTCGCCGGCGTGATCGACTCTGCCTTCGTCTGCCGCTCCTTCGCCGGCCGGGACGCAACGCAATCGTAGTAGACGAACCGACGGTTGCGCTTGTCGCCCTGAATCTGCCCCATCAGGGCGAAATGCTTCGGCAACGCGTCTGCAATCTCGATGATCGCTCCATTGTCATCGACTTCCCAACCGAGCATCTCGGCCAGGATGGCATCCGGCACATTGGTCAACTCCAGTTCGCCCGTGTACCCGTTGTTCACGGTCACGGTAAAGTACGCGATATTGTCGGCATAGTGCGTGACCGTCTCTCCCACTGCCGTCGGCGTCCATCGCACAGCGCCAGGAATGGCAACTGGCGTTTTCCATGCCGGTTGCTCGGCAGCCTGATCGTCGAAAAAGGCGATATGCACCTTCTCCAACCCGAACGTCACTTTGTTCTGACTCATCGTTCATCCCCCAATCAGTTGGATTTCATAGATTACCTGAAACAGCCGCTCGTCCTCGATGTAGGTCTCGGTCTTTTGGTACGGCAGACCGAGCTCCTTTAGCTTATTCTGTACGGCCGCCTCCGCCGCCGGGTCTTTCCGGTCTGTGTACAGCTCAATCTGCACGTTAGAGATGCCGACGTAATTGAGATTGTCAGCCATCACGTCCGAGCTGTACGCCTCCCGGTACGTGATAAACGGCGGCGCGGGCGCCGGATTCTGCGGCGTGTCGACAAAATGCGAATAGGCGACCGGATACCCGATCGCCTTGAGTGCGGTGTAGAGCTCCTGCAGCGTCATGCCGCATCAGCCTCCGTTCCGGATGATCGCACGGACGCGGTTTTGGAACGCCTCGATCTCCTTGTCAGCCGGTGGCCTGATGTGTGGCCGCTCGGCTACGCGCCCGCCGCCGCGTTTCGCGTGGCCGAACTCGAGCAAGTGAGCGAGCCACGGTTTCTTGCGGTTGTAGACGACATAGCGGATCTCGCCGTCTCCGCCCATCTTTTTCCGTGCCCAACCTTTCGCGTACTCGCCAGTCCGGCGAGGCGAGCGTGCGCGAATCTCTTTGACGAGGCGATTCGAGGACTCGTCGACCTCGCGCTCGATGGCTGCCGATACGTCTTCGGTATATTCCTTCACGGCCAGCGTGATCTCGGCGGCGAGGTTGTCGATGCTGACGTTAGCCATTGCCGATCACCCTTTCCACGGTCAGTTCGATTTCTTCGGTACCAGTCTGGTATGTGCGAATCACACGGTAGCGCTTGCCCTCAAATTCGACGGTCCGCTCGCCGCTGTACTCGTAGGCGTGGACCGTGAAGACGTACTCCGGCCGCAGGCCCGCCGCGGCGCCGCTGTAGAAATCGCTCCGGCCGACCGACTTGACCGAGCACAGGATCGTCGTCCTGGTCTCGACTGGCCGCTGATTGCCGATTTCGTCTTCCTCGATCGTCTCTCCGATCAACGTCAGCTCGTGATCATACGTCACCGCCACCACCGCCCGCTGAGATAATCAGGTTGTGCAGTCTGTATTGCAAGTGGCGCGGCATCGCGCCGGACTCGTCTCGGGACTGGTAGCGCCACGTGGCGTAGTCGACGATGAACATCAGGTGATGAGCGTCGTCGGCATTCAACGCGATGCCCTTCTCCTTCGTGAGCTCGTCGATCACGCCGGAAATGACGGCGGTCAGGTACGTATCCCTGACCGCCGTCGTGATGCCAAGTCGCGCTTTGACGAGCGCGAGAATTTGCTGTTCGTCCATGCGGATCACCCGCTATCTTTGCGCCTGCTCTTCGGCTTCTCCGGTTCAGACGTCCTACCTTCTTCGTCCGCCACGTACCCCAGCGCCTGGAGCTCTTCGACCCGGTCGCCGTCGTACTCGTCGCCGACGCGGTATGTGCGCTTCGTGACCTTGCACCTAAAATCTTTCAGCACCTTTGCCATCGATTACACCTCCGGTACCGGATCGGTGATCGTCACCAGCGCGAAGGCATTCGGACGCACCGGCTTGCCGTCGAAGCGACCTTTGCCGCGGAACGCCATTTGATCCTCGACAAACTTAACGTGCTCAGACCGGTCGATGCTGATGTCTTCGCGGATCACCATCGTGTACTGGTCAAGTACAGCGAAAAGGACTTTGTCTTCATCCATGAATTGGTTGAAGACGACCGGCAAACCACAAAGGTCCGGCTGCGTCAGATTCGGCAGCTTGCCCACGACGTTACCCTGAGCGTTGACGTTGATCGTGTATTCCAGCAGGCGGTCATAGTACGTCTTCCGCTTCATGACAGCCACGATCTCGCCCACGCTGTCGTCGCCGGTGTCGATCAGGGCGACGTTCTTGAGCAGATTCACGAGCAGCTTGTTGTCAGCCACAACCGTCTTTTTGTTGCTCGCCGGAATGCTCGGAATGATGCCGGCCGGCTGCTTCTGAGACGCGCCCTGCCCTTTCAGGATCGCCAGATCGAGCGCCTTAGCGATCGCACGGGCGATCTTGCGCACAACATAGTCGTCCAGATTGATGATACTGTCTTGCAGCAGATAGTTGTCGACAAACGTCACCTTGCCGACCTTGAAGCCGTCAAAGTCGACGTTGGTGATCGTGCCGACATCGCCGGTCGGGATAGAGCCAGCCATCTCGATCCACTGCGCCGGCGAGGTGTCCGTGTCGATCAGGATGCGTGCCGTGCCGCTGACACGGATCTTGTCCACGCGCGGATACAGCGTTGTGTAGTCACCCACGATGTCGAGGATGCGGTTGATGATGACCTGCGGGATGGTCAATTCTCCGCCCGAGACAGCACGCAAGTTTTTGAATTTTTCATAAAACTCACGCACTTCCGGGAGTTGGAAATATTCGCCGGTCTCCAGCATCCGGCGGACTTGCGAGATGTGGTATTCCTTCGCCACTTGAGATTCACCCCTTTGTTGATTTACCGACCGCGTTTCATCGGCCGGAGATTTTGCGTTGAGCTGCTCGAGCTCAGCCTCGAGCTCGGCGATCTCGCCCTGCAGCTTCGATTTCTTCTGTTCCAGCTCGCCCTTCTGCGCTTCGAGCTTCCCGACTTCTTCCTCCACGGTGGTCAGCTCCTCGTCGGTCTGCGCCTCCGTGGCGGCCGCCTCCAGCTCCTCGCTGCGCTTCTGCAGCTCTTCCTCCTGGATCAGGAGTTCAGCCAACGCGTTCTTGCGCTGCTCAATCTTCTTACTGATCAGCAATTGCCTGAGTGCCAATGTTTCTCACCCTTTCGATGATTTTTCGACGCTTCGCCTCAAAGAGGCGGGCGCGGTGGTCTTCGACTTGCTTACGCCGGGCCTGCACCCCGGTGTCTTCGTAGGCCGGGAAGGTGACGACGCTGACCTCGTGCAGGTCAACCTCGCGGATCGTCCACTTCACGGAGCCGTCATTGCGCCATTCGGTGTCCTCGCGCACGATGTTGAATCCAAAACTGCACTGATCCACGTCCCCGCGCTTTACGCGCTCATAGAGGT